TTTATAATCCTGTAATGACTTAACAAGCGGATATGGTATTGTTAAAATTGCCCCATCGGGTATGTTTGATTCCATACCACTATATTGGGGGTTTGCCATTTGTACTAACCAACCAAAATATGGTGTGTTATAGAATTGGAATGATATCTTATCTAACCTTGATTGGCCAACCTTATATATAAAATTTTTATCAGTTGTTTTTGCAGGTAAATTTATGTATGGTACAACAGTTTGTTGTCCATTTATTAAAAACTCATTATATCTGTTATAATATTGTAAATTCATTTTTAATTAAATTTAATTTTACCATCAAAGGTTTTTTCTTTATTATCCACATTAACATTTGAATACAATTCTTTTATATTCTTTTTTTGTTGTGATGTACCACTAACTTTTGTATACGTTAACCCAAACTTAACAGTATCTTCTATTGGAGGAATCATTAAAGTTTTATACACTGGCGTCGTCTTTATTTTATCATAACTATCTTTATTAAGTTTAGTGTATGCGTTAAAATTATTTGAACAACTTAAAATTGCTTTATCAACAACTTCCGTAACAAGTAATATATTACTATATTGACCATTTAAGATAAATGTTTTTAATTCGTTTTTACTATTATCATCATTAAATATATTTGCCATCACTTGATAAAATCTATTATTTGGGTCACTAAACATTAGATAGTCTCTATTATCTTGAGAGTTACTTTGTTTCTCATTACAAGAACTAAAATAATCACAACCTCTATCATCTGTAAAAGTTGAAGATGATTTTTTATAATGTTCCTCATTTAAATATAAACATTCCTGTGCCTCAACTATTCCTTCCTTTACAAGATAAAATTCCTTATGTTTATCCGTTATTTTTTTCAAATATGTCTGTAATTGAGTAAACGTATCTCCTGAAATATCATATACATCAGGTTCATTATTTGAATTCATTATTCCGTCAGTTTTTGATAGTACCAAGTTTGCCTTTCTTATATATTGAATATAGTCCTGTTGTAATAAAACTAAATCGTTTACACTATTACTAACATTTGTAATAAAATCCGTTTTAATTCCTGACACATACTCTTTTAATTTATTTTCAATTTCTCTTTTATCGCTATTAGTAATAGTTTGACCACCTATAACAACTGATTGCATAAATGGATCATTTCTACCTGAAATATCCCCATTAACTTTATCAAATAATTTATCCAATTTGTCTTCAACATTACTTGGTTTACCATAAATTGGAACTTCAATTTCAGGTGTAAATTCTGCAGTACCTGTAGAGTAATTTCTTTCTGTAAATAATAAATCAACTATACCTATGTTATAGTTTTTACCAATTGTTGCGTTTGTATTGATATAAGCGTCAAAATATTCTTTAGTACTATTCCAATAGTCATTTACAAATTTAGTGTAATCAATATCCGTTTCACCCGATATTGTTCCAATTGCTTCTCCACCTCTTTTTGGTATTTGATTTACAACACTGGCGGTTGTTACCTTTGGTTGGTTAGATAATATCTTTTCAACCATGTATTTGTCTCTTGCTTCAGTACTTTCAGTTGCCGTTGCTCTTTCGTCATATATTTCAGTATTTGCATAATAGTTAAACGATAATGCATTTTGTAATTCTTCAACAGGTTCCTTAAGTCCATGACCACCAATAAAGTTAAATCCTAATGTTATTTTAGCAATCATTGGTTGTACACCAATACCTTCAGGGTTTAAATCAAATGTAATAGGATCATATGCTATACCTAAATTAGTTGGTACAATCTTACTATTATAAAAGTCACCCATTCTTAAAATCAAAATCGGAGGTGATCCAAACGATGTGTTTAATGCGTCATTATATTTTGGTCTACCATCAGGCCCAATTACAGGAATTGTTTGACCAGGTCTCACACATTGATTTAAGAATGTCAATCTTGCATTTAATCCCTCAGGTGTTGTTGAGTGGAACGCAGGATTAAAGTACTTAATCTTTTGTTTGATACTATCATATATCATAGGATCACTTTCCTTAATAACCTCAAAGTAATCACATTCTGAGAATAAAAATCTTAATATTTTTTTAGATATACCTTCTTTAATTTTTTGTTCAATCCTTAAATTAGGTGATGGTTTGATTGTTTTAGATGGATCACCAGGTTTAAATGTGTTAGTTCCGTCACCTCCACCACCTTTATTAGTTGTTGTTGTGGTAGTTGTTTCAGATGGTTTTTCAGGTGGAACCATCACTTTAACATCAGATAATGAAACTCTCCTACAAGCCATTGCAGGTACAGAATACACTTGGGCAAAAGAGTCGCTAGCTTCGCCAGCATCATCACCAGCCGTAACTGTACCCTTTTTTAATTTTATATTAGTAGTACAATTAATTGTTAGTCCATTACCACCATTTTTTGCATCAACGGTTACAACTTGAATTTCACCCTTTGTTACCATATTTATCACTAGTTTTTTACTAGTAATAAAATCACTTAGTTTTTTGTCTCCTATTGTTTGATTTTTAAACCATTTTAATACGGTATCAACCCTTCTTTTTGATAAATTAACATTATATCCTGTAGTTGCCGGTGCGGATGCTGATCCTTCAAATGTTAATTCAACTGAACCCTCTTTGTCTATTAAAATTTCTTTTAATTTTTTTAAGAAATCACCTTTTAATTTTTCAAAATTAGGTTTAATAACATTATTAAAAAATGTTTGTACTCCTTCACTTGTATACGTCTCGTCTCCAAGATAAACTATTGTTGGTGCTCTTTGCACATATTTTGTAGATTGTAATGCAATATATTGTTCATACCAACTATCAAATGGTTTTGATGATGTTACAGCATATGAACTTTTACACTCAGGACAATCATTATGAAAATAAAAGGCGTAATTTAAAAATTCTTTTAATTCAGCACTACCATCAACTAAAGATGTTGCATTTTTTACCGTACTAGTACTTCCTACACCATCACCTTGTTTGGTAGCATTTTCCGCATTACCTGTGGTATCTAACTTAGAATCAACAGGTATTTCAAACGCAACCTGACCCAACTCTTCATTGGTTAATCTTGGGTTATTTAATATTTGTTGATATGTGAACAAATCTCTTGTTGGTATCGTATTAAATTTAATGCCCAATTCATACATATCATATTTTGTACATCCCGCAAAAAATGATTCAACAATTGAATCCACTCTTTCTTTTGCAACACCAGCTAATTGTTTCTGAATAATAGTATTCATGATTGCCGGATGATCCACAACAATCTTCCAACTTATACTACCTTTTCTTGAAGTGTTCTTATAAGTGTATATTGGTTCGGGTCTACCCAAGAAATTGGTTGGCGCAAAATCAGGTGTACTATCATCACTAAATGAAATATCATATGGTGGAAACCACATGACTCTACCCCCATTTGGTCCTTTTTCACAAACAGGTAAATCATCATAAGTAAATCCAGGTCTATCTGAAGTTCTCCACGCTAAATTCTCAATAGAGAACATATATTTTTTAACTTTGTTATCTACAATATTTGTTGATCCCGGATTCTTAAGTGGAGCAATGTTAAGATTATATGTCTTATCTAAAACTGAATACGAGAATTTTCTACCTTCAGTTGTAATACCATCGCTCTTTTGTAAGTCAGCATATGTAAAGTAAGGTGTGTCCTTTTGGAACACTCTACAGTACTCTATTCCCGCTTGAGACCCATCGGCTTGATCAGTATAAGATAATACCATAGAACCCTTTGTCATCTCTTTATATCCATCATTGAATACCTTAGATACTTGGTTAATTGCATTACCAACGTGTTTTAACCTTGCTTGTCCTTGTACTTGATCCGCAGAATTAATAAGTCTTTGTGTCTTATCTAAAATTGAATCACCTTTGAAATCAATATCCGTTGATTGGTATCTACCATAATCACTTCTAATTGTTTCAAATTCATTATCTAATCTTGTAACGGCTCCACCAGGACCTACTTTAAATCCTGCATTGTCTTTATATTTTGGTGATGTCCAAATAAATTGTCCATCAATACCACCACCATCGGTGTATGATTTTCCTTTTAAACCAAATTGTAATTGAGCCTCATTACCTTCATATAGAATACCAAGTTCTTGTGGACCATAAACAATAGTTTGTACTTGTCTACCATTTTTCCCAATTGGAACTTGATTTGCGGGAGAGTCAATCTGAGAAGGTTCGGAATTTGGACTACCAACATAATATCCACCACTTTGTGCTTTATCTTTATCAAATAATCTATCAATTGCAGTTGTTGCACCTTGTATGATACCTCTACTATAAGCCGGTCTATATTTATTATAATCTAAACTTGAAAATAATACCGATCTTTGTCCAAAACCTGTGTTTGCAACAAATATTTCAGAAGGATTTTTAAACTTATTTAATATTGGACCTAAAAATCCGCCCGTTAAATTATTTGCAACATTTAATGCCGATTCAGTTTGTGGATTATCAATAAACGATTCATCAAAATAATCACCAGGAATAAATGACACAGGGAAATATGTTCCCGTTAATCTATTCGCTAATGTAACCGCTGCGGTTATTGGGTTTTCAGGTACGGTAATTCTCCAATTTTTTGTAAAGAATGGTTGTTGACCTGTGGCAACCATACTTGCACTAAACGGATCTTGTAATGAGTCCAAATTAACACTACCAACACTTGCTTGTAATATTTCACTTGCAATTCTCTCTTCAAATAAACTTTTAAGTTGTGCCGCACCAATTTTTGCCAAATAAGTGTCTTGAGATAACGGACCATTACTTCCGTTTGGATTATCACTAAAAATTATCTCGTATGGAGAATAGGATGAGGTTACAAATGTTGTGGGATCCCAATATGGTGTATACATTTTAGGATTACCAACTACATCGGTTATAATAACTAAATCTTTATAACCACCTTCAGGTCCATAAATGTTTTGTACGTATGCCGCATCAATATAAAACTCATTAACTAAATCTAATACTGTATCAGTAGGTGCATATGGTCCTGAATTTGATTCCACAGGTAGTGGTGCTCCAGGTACAGAATATTTTCCATCATAACCACCTTCAGGCCCATATTCATTGAGTGAATATAAACTATTTGCAAGTTGGTTTGTAGAAATTAAACCATTTGGTGAGTCAATAACATTTGCAACAGATAAATTAGTCTCGTAATTAACACTATTACTACTAGGAGAATAAGACCCTGGTACAGAATATGGTTGTAAATTACGGGCCAATAATATATCCCTAAAATTTGACGAGGACGCAAACGATAATGTACTATCCGACATACTTTTTTATTAATAAATACCTTGAGAATTTTTTTATAGAAAACATAATTTTAAGAATTTTCTATTATTTTTTTGTAAGAAGTCCTTCGTTTGAACTTGATACCCATTTCTCATATGCTGCTTTCTTATTAGGGTCTTGTAAAAACTTGTCCATGTATTTATTCCAAGCGGCTTCTTCTTGAGCGCTCATTCCAGTTCCACCAAATTCAACTGTATGTTTAACCTCACCACTAACTTGTGTTTTTGTTTCCACAGGTGTACCTTTTGTAAGTTGATCCATAAATGATGTAAGAGATGTTAAAACTGAATTATTTGGATCAAATGTTATTTGAGTTGGGTTTACTCCAGCTGAAGAATATTCTTTAGTAAACATATTAATTACCTCCGTACTTGTTTTAAGTAAAACATTTGCCCCGCCTTTAGTAAGATCACCACCAATTTTCACAAGAGCGTCTGTAGCTCCAACTAAAGTTGCCGTAACTGAGTCCCAAGTAGCGTTACCTTGAAAGAATTTAACTACTTGTTCTTCTAAAGGAGTAAGGACTTCAGTTGCCGCTCCCCTAACATTTTCAGTTGTAATATCTTTAGTTAAATTTGTTGCGGCTATTGCTCCGGCGTTATTAATAACATTATAAAACCTATCCATTGTTGGTGTTGATGCCTTACCAAGATTTACCGCCTGTTTACCCGCATTTAAAGAGGTATTAATTTGTTGTAATGTAGTTAATTGATCTAAAGCAATTTGTTCAATTGTTTTATTTTCATTTGATTGTTGTTCTTTTAATTTTGTAATTTGATCTGCCGTTAAATCTTTAACATTAATGTCCTCCAGTTCACCTGTTTTATCATTTTTAATTTGAAGTACAGCCTCACCACCTTTCATTTGGGCCATATTAGCAATTAACAATTTATCCTCTTCAGATGACGCTAAACTTGGGAATTTAATTTTACTCATCTTCATGTCCAAATCAGCACTCTTAATTGACATATTTGCTAATTCAGATGCACTCATACCCATCGCTTCCGCAACTTCTCTTAACCTACGTTTTGCGCCAGGTAAAATTTCAAAACCTGTACCATCCGCCTTTAATTTAGTAAATTCTTTAGAAACATTAATTATTTCTTTTTGTAACGCCTCAGGATCATTTTGAGCTAAATCCATAGCTTTTAATGGGTCTAATAATGCACTACTTGAAACACCTAAACGTTGTAATGATGCAGCTAAATCAATTGCCTTTTCAGGTGACATAAGGTCCTCCGCTATTTCAAATGTGGTCGCCATGTCAATACCTAACATAGACGCTTGTGCCGCCATTTTGGCCAACCCTTTGACTCCATTGTCAAAATTATATAAATTTAATTGTTTTAAATTAGTAACAACCTCTTGTGAAACCGCCTTTACGTTTGTACCAACACTTTTAGCGTAATTTGCAACTTCGGCCATTTTATCACCAACATCATATAATGAAATACCAACACCCTTAAAGTCTGTCGCTAATTTACCTACATTTACCCCCGCTACATGAGCCGCTACCGTCATCTCAACAAGAGCCTCTTTACCTAAAGAAGTGTTAATACCCAACGTTTTTGGTATCTCTGTCATAGCATCTAATGCATTTCCTTCTGAAATTCCAAGTCTGAGCATTTCAGGTATTGCATCGGCAATTGTTGTTTTCATTTCAGACATTCTAGCCTTACCAAGACCCAACGAATTTGCCATTTCTTGAGCGGATTCTCTTAAATAATCGGCTCCTTTAAAATTTTCTGGATTTGCAGCGGACTTATAATCTGCGATAGCAGATTCTAGTCCTTTTGTTACCTTTTCACCTTCAAAAAGATCAGTTATATATTGTGTGTTTGTGTTTTCAGTATCACCTCGGCTCTTCAAATATTCTCTTTCTTCTTTAACCGATTCACCATCAGATTTACCTTCGTTATAACCGGCATCAACAAGTTTTTGAAGATACGCATCTATCTGTTCGTTGGTTGCATTCTTAAAATCAAATGTTCTAGGCATAATTAATTTTTACAATAAATATTTAAGTATTAAGTTTTGGGCGTATTTTCCTCAACTATCTTATCTAAGAGATATCTTCTAATGTAGGTTGGAAGTTTTAAGAAATCGTTATACGATATCCTCAAGAATTTTGCCAAATAATAAAATTCGTCTAATAAAAATTTTGAGTGATTAGAAGAAAGGCCGAAAAAACTCCACCCCAAAGTTGATGATGACATCGACTTTTTCTCCTGATGGGGCGTAAACTGTTTTCCTTAAATCCAATCTCGGTTCGTTTTCTTTTAGGAAATTTCTTATGAACTTAGAATCACCAATTGGCATATTTTGACAAAATACGCTTATTTCATTTCTATCTGGATTACCATTTAATTCCAAAATAGTTTTATTTAATCTTGTTGTTATCGTAGGTGCGGTATACCCTACAGGGTATGAGTCAATTATTTTAGCAATTTCAATGGTGTCATATAAACTTAACATTTTAAGTTTAACATCCGCGTTTGATTTTGGTAATTTAACCGTAAATGTACCATCTTCATCAGGTTGTACTTTTGGTCTTGTCAAATTTAACTCATCCAACATAATAGATGCTTCAAATGTTTGACCGTTTGATGGGTCAACAGTTGTGATTCTATATTCAGGACCAAAAGATGTATTACGTAAAAATAAAAGGATTGCTTCAATATCACTTTCCATTAATTCTTCAGGTCTTAAGTCTTTTTCATAAAGTTTATTTCTTAATAAGGGTAAAACAACACCTTCATTAATAGATTTTCTTGATTCAATATTAACTAAAATATTTTCATCACTTGCGGTTAAGTAACCAACCTTAACGCTTTTCTTTTTTGATTTGTAGAATAAACCACCTGAAGGTAGTGTTACCACGTCATGTGGTAAGTTAAAATCCATTTGCCCATTAGCGGCCGTGTCTTGATCCATTTTTTTTTATATTTTTTTAATTTATTATTGCACAAAAAACCGTATACATCATAAATGTACACGGTTAATATTAAAAGTAAATTTTTTTAGTATACTAATATACAACGATCCATACGAATACTTGAAGTGATTCCAACAATCTTATCACTTGAATAATCTAACGTACCACCATCATATCCTGTTAACCAAGCCCCTTCTAAAATCCATTTCTCAACAACAACTCCTGTTGGGTCTAACATTTCCAAATCAACATTTTTCTTGTATCCTGCAGCATAACCCATACGACCCGTTACAGACTCCGCACATAGACGAATCCATTCCATAACCGCTTGAGACGCTGAAGGTCCGATTGGATCTCTAAACTTAACTGAAATTTCTTCCCAGTTAAACCTACCAGCAACATATGTTTCAGTATTTAAGAAAGGTATCGCAACTGAAGCGATTTTTAATTTAGGTCTCGAAGTACTCTCCACATACCACTCATTAATTCCAAGTGATGATGGAAACCTTAAAATCCAACGATTGTCTCTTTTTGGTTCGTAAGGAATTGGCATTTTCATTAACAAATCAGCCATAATTTTTTATTTTAGTTTTTAGTTTATTTTAGTTTTTTATTATAAATATCACGATAATGAATTTTTTCTATTTACTTACATTTTTTTTGAACATATTCTTATACTATACCAGACAAACTAGTTAATATAATTTCTTTTGTCCTCCTGCAGTTAAATAAGTCTTTAATATATTATCTTCTTTTTTATCAAAATGTTTCTTCATAGTTTCTACATTTCTTACATCGTCATCTGAAAAACCAATAAATGGTGTAAAGTAGTTACTAATCTTGTTCTTCATAAATGCCTTTTGTTGTAATGAATGTGATAAGTTTTTTACATAACCCACAAATTCTTCCATTGCATCTATTTTTCCTTGTTCGGGATTAGTTGCAGAACCATCTCCGAAAGACACAGGGTGAAAACGACACATATCTAAGTAAGATCGTATTAGTTGATCTTTAGATAATTTATCTTCATCCGCTAAATCTCTATACTTTAAAAGATTTTTTGCCAACTGATTTGAATCCAAACCATGTTTATTCTGTTTAATTAATCTATAAACCCCCTCTTTTAATATAGAAGGTGTGTGTCCTCTTGCAGTAACAATAGCAAATATTGAACCATTATTAATTGCCTCCACAAAATCATCCCATGCCGGTCCTGTTGGTGCTGACATTGCATCCGTTATAAATTGTTTGTCTCCTGATACCCTGAAATCTCTGAAAGGTTCTTCATCAAAAGATACTATGGTGTGTCCCTTATATTCAAAAGGTTTTTCACCAATATCAGTTCTATATTCCGCAAAATCTTCAGTTGACATTCCAACACTTTTACCTTTATCATCTTTAAGATGTATTTTTGTTGGCATAAACATAAGATTATCATCCCAGTCAAAAGCGTAATATTTCATTACGGGTGTTTGTTTTTCCTGAATAATTTCGTTGATAATTTCTTTAACAATAACTTTATGGTAATCTTTCATACCTTAATAAATATTAGTAAAATAAAAAAAGGGGAACGAATTCCCCTTTTCCTTTAAATTATTTGTTTGATTAGATATTGTCAAACGATGCTCCTGTTGGAGTGATGTAGAATGTTATATCTATGAACTCTAAAGAACGAGTTGGTTTGATATATATTTTACCTACCAATTGATTTCTATCTAAGTCTTCACTGTCACTTGAAACCGTAACTCTAAAGTCATATAAACCTCTATCTCTTCTGATTGCATCTAAGATTGGATTAACCGCATTTAAGAAGTCTTGTCTTACTTGTTCGTCGTTTTGATCAAACAACAATCTCACAGAAACTGCAGATATCAATTTACGAGCTTGTAATAATAATCTTCTCACGTTAATTCTATCAAGAGCAGATTCTCTAACTTGAAGAGTTTTGTTACCCCAAATTACGGTACCAACATCAGAGAAGGTTGCAATTGGGTTGATTCTTCCTTGATAAAGAGTATCTCTATCTTCTTGAGTCAACTTCTTACGTGCTTTAATTGAGTTTACAATACCTCTTGTGTAACCTGCCGCTGCGAACCAAGGGAATGCAATGTTGTCGGTTAATGCCAAGTTTCTTGTTACCTCAGCCGTTGCTGGGATATAGATTTGAGTATTGTTCACACTATCACGAGTTAATACCCAAGGGTAATAAGTAGCTGTGTAGTTAGAGTCAATTCCTGTTTGTTCTAAGTTGTCAACCGCTTCTTGTGGGTAGATTAATCCATCACCACCTGTAGTTGTTGGTAAGAACATATTGTAGTCAGGTGTTGTTGCAATATACAATGAGTCAGCTCTGTCGTTTTCAATCATATCAATTGTAGCCTCAACTAAGTCACTATTGTTTACATAATCAATACCTGGAGATACAAACACATTGATGTTAACCGCCTCAGGATTAGAGAATGTTTGGATTCCTAATAAGTAAGCGTAGTAGTCAGTATTTGCAAAACTTTGTGTTCCATCACCGATTGAGATTTGTTTAAATGCTCCCCATCCTGTTGCTAATGGATATCTTGCTGAAGGACAAGCTCCGTTTAAGAATCCATTTCTACCAAGTACATATCTGTCTCCGTTTGTTCTGTATTCTCTATAGATATCCCATCCGTCAAAACCACCATAGAACATTGTTGTGAATTTTCTTGAATAAATTCTGTAGTATGGACTTGTTTCGTTTGTAGGTGTTCCACTTGTTGTAAACGCTGGTCCTATCACAATAACACTAGCATCTTTATCCATGTGGAATCCTTTTGTTTGGTATGACCACTCAACTCCATCAACATTACATAAATCAATTGGAGCTCTTTTTCCTTTGTATTGGAAAAAGTCTGTATCAAATCCGATGTTATTAGAGAAACCTAAATAAGTTCTTCTAACGTTATCTCCATTTGATCTGATTGCATCATCGTTACCACTTGTAAAACCAAAAGGTGGATTATAAATAATTTCACCAGGGAAATCATATTTAGTTTTATAAACAGGGAATGGAGGTGTTACATCAGCATATTCTCTGAATGTATAACCATCAAAACCACAAGGTAATGAATCAACAGGTGCATCCTCATTCATTTCAACCATTATAAATTTAGAGTTCAACGCATATTCTCCGTCTAATGAACCTATTTTTTTACCGATGAAATTATTTTGATTTAAATCCATACTACAATTTGTAAATTTCTCTAAAACTGTAGGGTTAGCATCTGAATCGTAGAAATCTCTTACAATTACATCAAACGTTCCATTGGAGAATGACATATTGATAATTGAAACTTTAATTTCAGAGTTTGCTGAGTTACCATCAGAAATTGAGTAGAACTTGAACAAGTTAAATACTTTGGTACCTCTTAATTCAGATACAATCCAAGGGGTGCTTGGTGATTGGTATCTATCTAAGTACCATCCAATACTATCTTGTTGTCCACTTTGTGCGGAATCTAATTCAATTAAGTTTGAACTCAAACCTCTAATGAATCCTTTGTTCCATCCATAATTTAATAAAGCTTGGAATCTTTCCTCTAAGAATAAAGGAACATTCTTTCTTGGTTTTTGGAAGTTAGTTGATCCAAATACTTTAGAAATGTACTGAGAATCTGAAGTTGAGAATGATGTCTCAAAAGAGAATGCAGTTCCGTCATCATTTGTTACATTAACAACGAATGGTAAATATGGGTTTTTAAGAACACCTGAATATTGTCCTGACATATTTAAATTTACATTATTAATATTTGTTACTTCAAACACAGGGTTTGTTGAATCTTCGTATGTTGCGATACCTCTTGATCTTAATGTACCAACAACTAAATTATCAAAGTTAACATATGATGTACCTGTGTATTCATAAATCAACCCATTAATTGTACCTGTATAACAATTAACATTAACTGCAGTTGGTGTAGGTGTTGGTGATGATACTGGCGTTGCCGTAGCACATGGATTAACTGCCGACGGTGTTGGTGTCGGTGTAAATGGAAATGCTGTTGTTGTATTTGTTACCGGTATTAGAGTTAAACTATCAACATAAGCAAAGAATGAGAATCCTGAATAACTATTATTACCATTATTTGTAAATAATGAATAATACCAAGGATCGTTAAATGGTGATTCATAATTAGTTTCAGTACTTGATACTGAAGGAACACCATAAACATTAGTTTCATTTGTGAATTCAGGTGATAATATATCATAAGTAGGACCATAAATTGTTCCGAAATAAGCTATTGTATTAGTTTGGGCGCTAATTGGGTCAGCATCACTAAGTACATCAAAAACCATATTATTGATTTCTGTTTCTAATGTTGACACACCTCCATTGAATTGCTCAAACTGATCAGTTAATATATTTTCAATCTCAGCAGGGAAATCAGTTATATAACTAATTGTTCCTTGTGAGTTTGAACACCCCGTAAATTCTACAACATAAGGTGTAACCTTATAATCTGCAGGATCACAATAAGGTAAACAATCAACTATTTGTGGATCTTCACAATAAAAGTCAATCGTAGTAGGATCAACATTTGCTTGAGTTATAATAGACCAAGATGGTCCTGCATCATAACCAGAAAGTCCTAAAACTCTCGTTACGAATAATTGATTAGATTGTTGTAAATATGATTTTGCTATGTAAGCCGCCTCATACTTAGGAATTTGTGTGTTTATAAATTTTTCTGCGGATGTTCCTCCGAAGTAAGTTTGAAATTCCTCATAGTTTTTGATGAATATCGGTTCAAAAGCTGGACCTTTTAAAGTTTCACCTGCAATACCCAATGTGGTAACTCCCACACTTTGTGCCACAAAACTTAAATCCACTTCAGAAGTATAAACACCAGGTGATACGAATACTTTACCGTTAGTTGCCATAATTTAGTTTATTTTTGGTTTTAATTTTATTTATTATATAAATATTGATAATTTGAGGAAAAACTTTACTTATTAGAAAGTATTTATATTTTGGTAAGATTTTATTCTGCCTTTTTTCTGCCCTATGGATAAAGATACTAAGAAGATAAAAAACCTGAAGATTTCGGTTGAATCACACGAGACCCTAAAGAAGTATTGCGATAAACGTGGTATTAAAATGTATAGGTTTTTGGAAAACCTTATTTTTGAAAAATGTAAGGAAAAAAAAGATATATACGGGGAGGATTAAAGTAACTCTTCAGTAAATACTATTGAAGATTGTTCAGAAGGATTATCTTTAATAATTGTTATTTTAATTACATCCCCATTATTAACTAATATTACTAATACATCATCACCATAGTAATCACCATTAATGAAAACAGAATATGAATCCACATTTTTACTATCCATAAAACGCATATTCACGGTATAATAAAAAGTTTCCTCCTTTTCTGTGTCAACATCTGAATATGTAAAGGTTGCAGTTTGGGGTGAAATAGGAACTTCTTTTTTAGGTTTTCTTTTTTTAATTTTACTTTCAGTTTCGTATATTTGGAATATTCTTGTAACTGCGGGTTGTACCTCAAATTGATCTTCATCAATTAAGAATCCCATCATTGTAAAAGTATATTTTTGAATGTATACTTTTCTCTTTTCCAAATCCAAAATTGATTCATCAATAACATCATCATTTATAATTGGGATATAATGTCCTTTAATAGTTTGGTATGATTGTCTTGATGAAAATTTTTCTAATACAATTTGATTGAATTTATTTAACTCCCTCATTCTATTACAAACAATTACAACGGTGTATTTTATATCAACAGGAACAGGTTGTGGTATCTTGTAAATATCCATTCCATGACGTTGTCCATCCCAAGTTGGTACTTTAGCATAGTAATATAATTTTCTGTTTGGAATATTATACATAACCGCAGGGTTATTACCATATTTAACTTCAGGTGTTCTGATCACCGTAATGAATGGCGGTTCAACATTCTTATCAATATTTTCAAAATCCCATGTCTCAACAAATTGAGCCCAATTTTGTGTTGTTATTAAAACATCCACCATTGGTACCGTTTTTCCTTCAACTACGGTTTTAAGTCCGTCTTTAACAAAATCTAAAAACCCTCTATCTAAATCAGCGTGTAATAAACTTTTAGGTAAATAAGTACCATCTTCCGAAATCATATCGGCAATCTCATGTCGTCTAGGAAGAAGTGTCTTCTTAGGTATTAATGATATGTCTTTTTTTATTTTTTTAGGTAACCCCATATTAGTTTATTAAAAATATTTTATCTTTAATGTTAATCATTTCAATTTCATTTGACTTATAAATTGGTTCTTCCGTTATTTTATTAACAAAAGAATCATATTTGTAAGGATTGTATGTAACCACATCATTTGATTCAGGTACAGGAATATTCCCACAAGGAAATTCACAATAATCATCTAAATTACCGATAACAAATGCATGAACATTTTTTCTTTTTTTGTCTCTTACTTTTTGTTTTCCACCTTGTCTTACTCTAAACTCAACATCATTTAATTTTAAATAGTCTGCCTTTAACATAACAAGTCCATTATAAGTCACCGAAAATGTGTGTCTATGTAAGTCATAATAACACATTACTTTTTTACCAATTAAATTGTTAATTTTATTTTTTAACAACCCTTCTTTTTCATCAGCTATTATTTTCATAATCCTCTAAATTCGTTTGGTCCGACAGGTGATCCAATTATTGTTCTATAAAAAGGTTTATATCCTTTATAAGTATGTTTTATATCTGAAGTAACACGACCATCGTTAACAACAGTATAGTACCTCACAAAACTTTCCGTATCGTAATAACCAACATAATCACCAAACTGAATATCAATTTCTAAATCTTCTAAAGTTTTTAAATAAACCGACATTGTAATATTACCAGGTTCAAGTTGATCCATTTTTGTGGAACCCAAGAATTTATTTTCAGGTGCGGCAATTCCAATATATGCGTTAAACTCAACAGGTGGTAAAAATTTAACACCGTCCTTAACCGTTTCACCATACACATCATCAATTTTGGTTTTTACTTTATCAACTCTATAAAGTACACAAGTGAAATTCATATCACCAACCAACCACTCTTGACCCATCTCAACCTCAAGGTTAAAATCGTTATCACCAAAAAATTTACCTAATCTTGTTATAGGAACTCTATTCGCCATTTTGTCGTATTTATTGATAAATATCTTTTTTATTGTTATTTTTATAAAAAACAAAATTTTGGAAGTTGCCCCGTCACTAATAGAGCATAAAGCTTTGTCCTTATTGGACTCGTATTCGGGTGCCAACAATCATATATTGTATCTAAAAACAAAAAAAGAAACTAGTAAAAAGTTTTACCCAACAAGAACTCAATCGGATTACATTATAAATTATTTTGATACGGTTCCTAAGGTTGCTCGTAAGTGGGTTGATCTTGATACGTATTTTGCTAAAAAGTTTGCAGAGGAAAGATATTTGATGGAAACTCCTGAAAAAATTTACATTGAGAAATTATTGGTTGAGAAAGAAAAATCATATCATATTTGGGGTAAGTTCTTTGAGAAGGATCCTTTAACAGAATTTTGGGTTCCTAAATCTTCTTTAATTAAAACTCACAATGTTGAGAAAGTTGAGGTAGATTATTCTAAATATGATCACCGACCTCCATTGGAACATCAAAAAGAAGCCGTAGAGAAGTTGGCAGGATCAAGACGATTCATTCTTGCTGATGATATGGGTCTTGGAAAGACCACTGCAACAATCATTGCTGCTTTAGAGACAGGATCAAAGAAAATATTAATTATTTGTCCCGCATCATTAAAGATTAACTGGCAACGTGAAATTGAAAATTATTCAGATAGACCTGTTTATATTGCAGAAGGTAAGAAATTTTCAACTGAATCTGATTTTGTTATCGTTAATTATGATATCCTAAAAAATTTCCACGATACTGGCCCAAAAAAGAAAAATGGATCAATATTAAATCAATCAAACTTTGACCTTGTTATTTTAGATGAGGCACATATGATTTCAAATCCCCAAGCTCAACGAACAAAAATCATAAATCATTTTGTTAAGGATATTAAAAGAGTTTGGTTATTAACGGGAACTCCAATGACTTCTCGTCCAATGAACTATTATAACTTACTGAATATTATTGAATCACCTGTTGCACAAAATTGGATGGCTTACGCTATTCGTTATTGTCAGGGTTACCAATTTATGGCGGGTAGAAGAAAAGTTTGGAACGTAACGGGGGCATCTAATTTGGAAGAGTTAAGAGATAGAACTTCAAAACAGATACTTCGTAGATTAAAAGAAGATGTATTGGATCTTCCCGATAAAATTATTTCTCCTGTATATCTTCGTTTGAAATCAAAAGAGTATGAAGAACTGATGGGTGAGTATTATGATTGGTTTGATAACAAAAAGGATGAGTCATCCTCTCTTACCGTTCAGTTCTCAAAATTGATGAAAGTAAGGAAGGTTATTGCAAATGAAAAAACAAAACAAACGATTGAATTTGCGGAGAACATCGTTGAACAAGGTAAGAAAGTTATAATCTTTACTAATTTCACGGATACATTACAAACAATTTACCAACACTTTGGTAAACAAGCAGTTTATTTAGATGGTAGTTGTTCCAAACCTCATCGTCAAAACGCAGTTGATGAGTTTCAAGAGAACGATAAGATTAAAGTATTTGTGGGGAATTTAAAAGCTGCCGGTGTTGGTTTAACTTTAACTGCCGCTGAGGTTGTTATTATGAATGACCTATCATTTGTTCCCGCTGAACACGCTCAGGCTGAAGATAGAGCGTATCGTTATGGTCAAAAATCTAATGTACTTGTTTATTACCCATTGTATGAAAATACAATAGAAGGTGCGGTATATGACATACTAAATCGTAAAAAAGAAATCATTAGAACCGTTATGGGTGATCAACAACCTGAAAACGTTGGTGATGTTGTTGAGGAAATTCTTGGTTTAATTAACAAGAGAAGATAAATCTTTTTGTTATTGATAATATTTATCATTAATGAAAGTAAACATCAAACGTATAAATTCAGGTCTTGATTCAAAGTATAACGAGTTAATTCACACCTTTATTAAATTCTTACAAAAGAATTATCAATTAAAGGATGATATCACTATTCAATTTGTGGGTAAAAAAACAGGTGGAATGTCTACAGGTAGTCAACACCCAACAGATGGCATTAAAGTATTAACTGATGGTAGATTAAATCGTGATATAATGAGAACATTAGCTCATGAGTGGGTTCACGCCTACCAAAGAAATGTCCTTAAAAGAGAACAAGGTCCAAACATAGGTGGTCAGAATGAAGATGAGGCAAATGCATATGGTGGTAGACTAATTAAAATGTTTGAAGAAGAATATCCACAATTCAATGAATATGTTTTTGAAGGATTAAAAGGGATTAACAATAAAATTAATCTTATTAATGAACAAATTTTAATTTCAGAAAAACAAAATATCAAAAAAGATTTTATAATGGAAATGAAAAAAATTGGTATTGAAAAATTACCATATTCATATTCATCAATGAAACAATTTGTAGATCCTGAAACTATGGATATCCATTACAACAAACATTATAAAGGTTATGTTAAGAAATTAAATGATGCCTTATCAAATAAAAAAGGAGATGTTGAATTAGAAGATATAATCAAAAACATTAGTAAGTATGATACTAAAGTTAGAAATAATGCTGGTGGTGCTTTTAATCACGCTTTATTTTGGAAAATGTTAAGTCCAACCAAACAAAAACCAAGTGGTGAAGTATTTGAAAAAATTACAAAACAATACGGAAATATTAAAAAATTAAAAGACGAATTTAATCAGGTTGCTAAAGATAGATTTGGATCAGGATGGGCTTGGTTAATTTTAACTAAGAATAATAGATTAAAAATTATATCTACATCCAATCAAGATAATCCATTAATGAATGTGGTTAAAGATGGTGGGTATCCACTATTAGGACTTGATGTGTGGGAACACGCATACTATCTAAAATATCGTAATAAACGTGACGAATATATAAATAATTTTTGGAATCACGTTAATTGGGAATTTGTTAACGAATTATATTTGTTAAGAACAAAATAATAAGATATTTATAAATAAAACTCATATGTCAATAATTAGCGAACCAGAAAGAAGTGACCTATACAAAAAAGTGAAACACGTTTTAGGTGCACCACTTAGAAGTGTAGAATTGGAAGAGGAACAAATGGACACTCTTCTTGAATTTTCTATTGACGAATATTCACAATACGTCCAAGATTGGTTAACTGAATCTCAGTGGACTAATTTGTATAACTTAAATATGGACACCCAATCATTATCAAAAGCGTTTACAACAAGAAGTTTAGATTACGAAACACGATACACTTATGCTTACTCTAAAATTGTAGGTCTACAAGCGGGTGGTGATTCAGTATTGAAAAAAGATTTTATACAATTAGTTCATAACCAACAAATATACGAAATCCCTGAAAACAGAGAACTTAATGAATTGTTATGGTTTACACCAGCAACTTTAAATAATTCAATGTTTGGGGCAGGATTTGGATTTGGAGAATTTGGTGGTGGTATTGGTGGAGCAGGTGGATTCGCACAAATGGGTAACATGGCAGGAAGTTATTTTATGATGCCAGCGTTTGATATGTTATTAAGAATGCAAGAGATCAACATTCAAAAAAGAATTATTTCGGGAGATTTAACGTATAGGGTAACCGCATTACCGGGAGGTAAGAAAGCAGTTCACTTAATGAACACTCCTGGTGGTAAATTTGACTTTGGTAATTCCACAATGATGAAAGGTAGAGTTTGGTATTGGTATTATGATGTTGGTCCTGAAGATAGGGACGAATGTTTAAAAAACAATCCTGATATTATTAAATTACCTTCTGACGTACCTTACGATAAAATTAGTTGGTTAGATCTTAATAATCCGGCTCAAGTTTG